ACTAATACTAATTTACAAATTATTGAACAAGTAGCTGGTGGTTTTACACAACAAGCAGTATCTGACTCAGGAGATACAACATTATCTGTTTCAGATGGTTCAACAGGTGCAACTCTTTCACATAGAGTTATAGAATTTACAGGATCATTAACAGGAGCAAGAAACGTAACAATCCCTCTTGACGTACAAAACTTTTACATTTTAAAAAATGCAACATCAGGTTCTCAAGTTGTAACATTTAAATATGCTACGGGTACAGGAACTTCAGCTGCAGTACCAAATGGTAAGACTGTAATTGCATATGCAAAAGCAGATGATGGTACAAATCCAAATATTACTATGCAGGAGTTTGGAGGAGATGTTGTTGATGATACATCACCACAACTAGGTGGTAATTTAGATACAAACTCTTTTATGATCGACTTTGATGATGCTCATGGTATTAGAGATGAAAATGGAGCAGAACAACTAATTTTTGAAACAACTGGTTCTGCAGTAAATCATATAGATATTACAAATGCTGCAACAGGTGCTGGTGCACAAATTGGTGCAGTTGGAGATGATACAAATATTAGTTTAAGATTAAGACCAAAAGCCACTGGTAATATAGAAGTTATGGGTGCTACAAACCCAGGTGCAATTCAGCTTAATTGTGAATCTAACAGTCACGGGATTATTTTACAGTCACCCCCACATTCATCTAGTCAAAGCTATACAATTAAGTTTCCAACATCAAATATAACAGCAGGCACGTTTTTAAAGGTAGATAGTATTACAGGATCAGGGGCTACAGCAGTTGGTCAATTAACCTTTGATTCTTCACCAGCAACAACAGGAAAAGCTATTGCAATGGCAATCGTTTTCGGTTAAAAGGAGTAAATTATGGCAAACCCAAATATAGTATCAGTAACTAGTATCAAAGGTGAATCGGTTGGATTCGCATTATCTGCTACTACAACTACAACTTTAATGACTGTAGCAGCAAACAAAGTTGTAAAAATAAATAGAATTACATGTGCAAACGTAGACGGAACAAATGCAGCAGACTTAACTTTATCCGTTACAAAATCAAACTTTACTCCAGATGGTGTTGACAACTTTGATACTTCTGGAACTTTTCATATTGCAAAAACAGTATCAGTGCCAGCTGACGCAACGTTAGTTATACTAGATACTCCAATCTATTTAATGGAAACAGATATTCTAAAAGGTGGAGCAGGTGCTGCATCGGATTTAGAACTCTTCATATCGTATGAATCGATAGACGACGCGTAGGAGGTACTATAAGCTATGGCTAATGGCGGAATAATAGGACCAGTTAACGTAACGTCTCGTGGTAAAAATACACAAACAGTTAAAACATCAAGTACACCAAGTATTACTACACAACCAGGAACAAGATTAGTTAATACACTAATCGTTGCAGGTGGTGGAGGAGGAGGTGGTGGTGCTTCTCGTGCAGGTGGTGGTGGAGCAGGTGGAGCAAGAAATCTTTCAAATATAGAAACAGGTGGTGCTAACATAGGAGCAGTCACTGTTGGAGGTGGTGGTGCAGGTGGTAGTCCAGAAGTTGTAGGTACTAAAGGATGTAATACTACAATCGTAATTAATGGCACAACATATTCAACCACTGGAGGTGGTGGAGGTGGTGGCGGAGGCCAACCCGATAATGATGGATTAGGAGCCGCTGGAGGATCAGGTGGTGGTCCAGGTACAAATGTAATTTGTAGAGCAGGTGGATCTGGTAACGAAGGTGGTTTTGATCCACCAGAAGGAAACCCAGGTGGAACAGGATGCGTATCAGGTAAACCTCAAACCGCAGCAGGTGGTGGTGGACATGGAGCAGTAGGTGGTAATCCACCAGCTACAAACACTGGAGGCGCTGGAGGTGCAGGTACAGATTTTAGTCCAAGTTTTCCAGGGACACCAAACTGTGGAACATATGCAGGTGGTGGAGGTGGAGGTGCTGGTGATCCAGGAACAGCTGGACCTGGCGGAGCAGGTGGTGGAGGCGCTGCAAGTAGCGGAGCCCAATCAGGAAGAAATGCTACAGTAAATACTGGTGGTGGAGGTGGAGGAACAGTACATCCAGCTTCTCCAGTTCAAGGTGGTAATGGTGGTTCAGGAATAGTAATAGTAAAAGAATTAGATAAAGCATCAGGAGTTTGGTCATTAGAAGATCAAGTTAATGCATTAGAAGATGGCACATGGCCATCAAGAGAAATAACAACAGATTATTTAGTCATCGGTGGTGGCGGAGGTGGTGGTGCATTTTGTGGTGGTGGAGGTGGTGCAGGAGGTTATCGTGCATCAGGATATGGTCCATGTGCATCACAAGGAACAAGTTTAGGTTTAGGTTTAGGAACACACGCAGTTGTAGTAGGAGCTGGTGGAGCTGCTGTAGGAAGCACTTCTCCTAGTGGCGGATCTAATGATGGAGCTAATTCATCTTTTGCAGGAATAGAATCTGAAGGTGGTGGTAAAGGTGGTGATCCCGCTAACTCACCTGCTGGTACTGGTGGTGCTGGAGGATCAGGTGGTGGTGGAGGTGGTAATGGAACTGTTGGTGGATGTGCATTTACTGCTGGAGCAGGTAACACTCCCCCTACAACCATACCTCAAGGAAATTCTGGTGGTGCAGGAGCAGTAAGAAGTGCACCTTTCCCAACAAATAACGAAGCTGGTGGTGGAGGTGGTGGAGCATGTTGTTCTGGATTAGCTGCTGCAGTAAATTATGGTGGTCCAGGTGGTAGAGGTTTTACAAATGCTATCTCAGGTTCTTCTAGAGCATACGCTGGCGGTGGAGGTGGTGGATCTGCTGGATATATGGGTGGAGCTGGAGGATTTGGCGGTGGTGGAACTGGAGGAGATGACACTGCAAGTGCAGGTACAGCTGGTATTGATGGAACTGGTGGTGGTGGAGGTGGAGCAGGAGCAAATTCTCACCCAGTATTATCAGGAAAAGGTGGTGATGGTACAGTAATTGCAAGAGCAAATGCAGGTCAAGGCGTTACACTAACTGTAGGTCCTGCTTGTGCAGGCTCTGTTGCTTTTAGTGCAAACCCAGCTGGTGGTTATGATCAAATAGCAAATTTTACAGGTTCAGGATGTTTAACAATATCTGATGGTGATCCAACAGTTACATTAGTAGATTATTTAGTAGTTGCTGGTGGTGGAGGTGGAGGTGGAACTCCATTTGTTACATATGCTGGTGGTGGTGGCGGAGCAGGAGGATACAGAGCTTCTGGTTATGGTCCTTCTCCATTAAGGGCTCCAAAAATGGGTTTTAGTACAGGTAAGTATCCAGTAACAATTGGTGCTGGAGGCGCTGTAAATAGAAGAGGTGGTGATTCAGTAATTCAAAATATTGTAGCTTTAGGTGGTGGTGGAGCGACTGCCCCTCAAGGACCAGGTCCAGCTAGATTTTGTGCCGATGGTGGTTCAGGAGCAGGTGGTTATATGGGTGAAGGCCCTAGAGGTAATCCAACAAGATCACCTCCAGGCCCAGGTGGAACAGGAGCTAGAGGTGCTGGAAATCTTTTTGGTTGTACTATACCACAAGGTAACCCAGGAGGATTCTCATCTCAAAATGGAGACACTTCTGGTGGAGGTGGAGGTGGGGTAACTGAAGCTGGAGTTGATTCACCAGGACCGCAAAGTCCTGCGCCCGCAGCAGGAAGAGGTGGAGCAGGTGCACCAAATGATATTACAGGATCAGCACTATCTTATGGTGGTGGTGGCGGTGGTGGAACAGGTTATAATGGAGCACCAGGGCCAGGATCAGCAGGAGCTGCTTCTCCATGTGGAACAGGTGGAGCTGGTACAAAAGCTAACTGTGGAACAGGTGGAAGTGGAACTGCTAATAGAGGTGGTGGCGGTGGTGGAGCTGGTGGATCATACAATCCATCTTATAGTAATATTGGAGGAGCTGGTGGATCAGGAGTTGTTGTATTAAGAGCACCTGGACCTTTAGGACCTACATTTACTGTAGCTCCAGGAACTAATAGTAAAGCAACATTACCAGGACCTGCAGGAGGATGTACTGTAATGACATTTACTGTATCTGGAACGTTGACAATTAGTTAAGATTGAAATATAAAATATAAATTTAAGGAGTAATAATATGGCACATTTTGCAGAATTAAAAGCAATGACAGATCCAACAGGATTTACGCAAGATTCACATCAAGTTGTACAAAGAGTTGTAGTTGTAGGAAACGATGTAGTTCCTTCAGATATGCACGTAGATGGAGAAACATGGTGTATTAATTTTTTTAATGGTGGAATTTGGAAACAAACTTCTTACAATCATAATTTTAGAAAACAATACGCAGGAAAAGGAATGATTTATGATCCTGTAAAAGATAAATTTTTAGACAAACAACCATATCAATCATGGTCACTTGATGATAATGATGATTGGCAAGCACCAATTGATAAACCATCAATTACAGACGATGGTCAAGCAGAACCAGAATGGCGTTATAATATTTCTTGGAACGATACAAAATATAAAGCGGATAACACAAAAGGTTGGGAAGCAACTAAATCAAACGACGAATCGGAAACACCTACCAAATACGATTGGAATGGCACAGCTTGGGTGTCCGAATAGGAGGACACTTAAATGCCAAGAAACAAATCTGGCTCAGCAAACGGTGGAGTAATTGGAAAAACGAATAAAACTTCGTTTGGAAAATGTGCTGTTACAGTAGTAACAAGCACAGGAACTTCACCCGTTTCATCCTCAACTACACTTGTAAATGTTTTAGCAGTAGCTGGTGGTGGAGGTGGTGGTCAAGGTAGACCCGTTGGTGGTGGGGGTGGAGCTGGTGGTGTTGTTCAACAAGATATTACAGTATGTGGTTCTGCAGCAGTGGTAATTGGAGGTGGAGCATCAGGTGGTGCAGGTGCTTTTCCATCAGGACCTTTAAGTTATTTAACAGGAGATAATACAACAGTAACAGGAATTAATTCAGCAAACGTAGTCACTGCATGTGGCGGCGGTGGCGGTGGAGCCAGAGGACCAGGTGGTCCGTTAGGACCAGGTAAAGGTGGTCCAGGTGGATCAGGCGGAGGTGGTGGTAATCCAGGATCATCTACTCCTATGCCAGGACTTTACCCAGCAACAGTTGGTTGTGGGATACCAGGTCAAGGTAATCCAGGTGCCGCAGGATTTCATGGTGCTGGACCTCCAGGGAGAGAAGGTGGCGGAGGTGGCGGAGGTCACGGTGGTGCCGCACCAACACCTAGTGGTCAAACTTCAACTTCTTCTCCTTTTTCAGATTCAGGTGATGGTGGTGCAGGTACAGATTTTAGTCCAAGTTATGCAGGTTTACCAAACTCAGGAGTTTTAGCTGCAGGTGGTGGTGGAGGAAATTCTTCACCAGGAACTTGTTCAGCAGATGGAGGAAGCAGTAATACAGGTGGAAGAGGTTCATCAAGTAACCCAGGTTCTTCAAGAACAGCAGGAGCAGGTGTTGTCAACACTGGTAGTGGTGGCGGTGGTGGTTCGTGTGCACAAAATAGTGGTAACGGTGGATCAGGTGTTGTTGCAATAAAAGAATTAAGTAAAGCAAGTGGTGTGTGGTCAATGCAAAGTCAATTTCAAGCCAAGAAACAAGGAACATGGCCACAAAGATTATTTGGAGAAGTAGATTATTTATTAATAGCAGGTGGAGGAGCAGGTGGTGGTGCGACTGCTTCAAATGCTTATGGCGGTGGAGGAGCAGGTGGTTATATAGAATCATATTGCACTCCTGGAACATCATCAATTCAAGTTTTTAGTTCTGTTATTACAGTAACAGTAGGTGGTGGTGGAACAGCAGTAACACCTTTTAGTGCTGGTAATACCAATGGTGAAAATTCTGTTATAGTTAATGGATGCACAACATTAACAGCGATAGGTGGTGGTGTTGGTGGTGGTGGTACATACCCTTCTGGCTCTGCAGCGGGACAACCAGGTGGATCTGGAGGTGGAGGAATGGGAGGATTTAGAACACCTTCTCCTGAAATAGCAGCTGGATCTGGAACTTGTGGTCAAGGTAATGCGGGAGGAGCAGGTAGTACAAACTGTGCAGGTGCACCTTCAGGTGGTAGAGGAGCTGGTGGTGGAGGTGGTGCAGGTGGTGCTGGTAGTGCTGCTCCACAAGGTGGACCAGGTGGATCAGGAAAAGCATCTTCAATAACAGGATCTCCAGTAACACGTGCTGGTGGAGGTGGTGGAGGTAACTATGGTATAGCTGGTGGTGGAAATGCAGGACCAGGAGGAGGTGGATCTGGAACAGGTGGACCAGTCCCAGGACCCGCGCCTTCAGGAAGTGCAAATACTGGTGGTGGTGGCGGTGGAGCAGGAAGTTTAGATAGTCCAGTAAGAAACTCAGGACAAGGTGGATCAGGAGTTGCAATTTTAAGATACCCTACTTCTATGACAGGGACTATTGCACCTGGTTGTAATTCTATTGCATGTGCTCCAGGAAGCACAAAAGTGGCTACTTTTACAGTATCTGGTAGTATATCATTTTCTTAATACTTTACTTAAATTTAAAATTAATGTATATTTTTGTAAGAAAGTTATGGAAATATTTTATAAGAAAGATTTAATAAAAATTAAACAAGATATAGATTTTAATTTTTTATCAGAGATACTACAAGAATCTGAATATAGAAGTATTCTATCTAAACAATATCATCAAGATTATGTTTTAAATACATCCATGCAAATATTAAATGTTGAAGATAATCCTAAATTAAAAAATATATACAATACTTTAAATAAAAATTTTAATCCTAATAATATAAAAACAGATTTACATATATTTTTTTCTTTTAATTCTGGATGTAGTGGTAGACCTCATAGAGATCCTTATGGTGTTTTTTTATTAGGGGCATATGGTAAGACTGTATATCTTGTTGATGGAAAAGAATATGTATTAGAAAAAGGTGACGTATTGACAATACCTCAAAATGCTTTACATAAATCTATAAGTATTACTCCTAGAATAGTATTATCTTTAGGAACGAAAGTTTATTAAAATGAATCTTACAAATTATTATTGGTATTTTCAATCAGCCATTCCAGAGCGAATCTGTGATGACATTGTAAAATATGGTCAACAACTTCAAGATCAAATGGCAGTCACTGGTGGTTATGGTGATAGAAAATTAAATCAAAAACAAATAAAAGATTTAAAAACAAAAAGAGATTCTAACATTGTTTGGATGAATGATAGATGGATTTATAAAGAAATACAACCCTATGTTCATCAAGCAAATGCAAATGCAGGTTGGAATTTTGAATGGAATTTTAGTGAGTCTTGTCAGTTTACAAAATATAAAAAAGGTCAATACTATGATTGGCATTGTGATAGTTGGGACAAACCTTATATGCGACAAGCTAATGATCCATCAAATGGTAAAATTAGAAAGTTATCTGTAACAGTAACTTTATCAGATCCAAAAAATTATAAAGGTGGTGAGCTAGAATTTGATTTTAGAAATCTAGATCCTGATAAAAAAAGAAAACCTGTAAAATGTAAAGAAATATTACCTAAAGGATCTTTAGTTGTATTTCCTTCGTTTGTGTGGCATAGAGTGTGTCCAGTTAAAAGTGGAGAACGTAACAGTTTGGTGATTTGGAATTTAGGGTGGCCATTTAAATAAAGGAGAATATGAAAAAGAAAAAAACTAAAAAACAAAAAATACTATCTTTTCCAAAACAATTACAGCTAGAACAATATTTTGCATCACCTATATGGTGGGCCGATGAACCTAGTTTTGTTAATAAATTAAACAAAGCGTCAGATTCATATATTGAAGATTCAAAGAAAAGATTAAAACCAACTATTGATAAACGTAATAAAAAGTTTGGTGACAAAGGTGATATGGGTCATGTGTTTCATTCTACTACTTTAATTGGTGATTCTAATTTTTTAGAATTACAAAATTATGTAGGTGCAACTGCACACAATTTATTAAGTGAAATGGGTTTTGATTTAACTAATTACCAAGTATTTACTACAGAAATGTGGGTACAAGAGTTTGCTAAAAAAGGTGGCGGACACCATACTTTACACACACATTGGAATGGTCACATTTCTGGTTTTTATTTTTTA